AATACGCGCAAGAAAGTGCGCTAACAAAACCGAGTCAGGTTTTGGCAAAACCGAATTAGGTTTTCGTTTGTTAATCATGTCACGTCTAGCATGATTGTTTACCAGGCTAACCGTAGCAAATGTAGCAAGTGTAGCTGTAGCAACTAGGGCGCTGCTAAGCAGAACCCACCCCTAATTTGCACCTTAATATAGATTATTTATAAATAAGTACAGAAAGTCTTTTACTTTAGGGTGAGACCAGATATACTGATCACAACGGGAAAGGGAATACAGAAAATGAGAACAATCGCACAAATCAACGCAGACATCGCCGCACACGATACAATCGGAAACAAAGATGATCAGTGGTTTGCCGAAGACGACGCCCTCATTTCCGAATTATCTTCTGCTGAGGTACTGCTCGTTGCCGCCGAGAAGCGTTACAGCGCCGCACTGGCCGATAAAGACAACGAAGGATTCACAAACGAGTGTGTTGACTATGAAAACGCCAGCCATGTTAAAGACCAGAACACCGTGGAATTCTGGGAAGCAATGTTGTCATCACTTGAGGCTGGTGTTGAAATTCGCAAAGAAGAAGCATAAATAACCGGGGCTTCGGCCCCAAACAACCTTGAGGGGAACGAAATGGAAGATTACGACGATTACAATGATTATCAGGACGAGCAGGACGATTGTTCCGGCGAGTGCCTTAACTGCGGTACGCCCCACGGCACTGACCACCACTGCGACTAAGCCAACCGAAGGGGAACAAAATGGCTACTTTGACATACTGGAAAGCGGAAATGAATGGCGGCTACATGGCCGATGCGCTTCGAGCGAAAACAAAAAAAGAGTTGATTCGTCAAATTGAAGAGTATGCCGATTCGTCTTTTGAGGCGCCGCAAAAAATGATTATTGTTTACAAGGACGCATTCGACTTAATGGAATGTGTCGTTTTTAATGATGCCTAACCAAACGGGGCTTCGGCCCCACAACAACCTGGAGGGGAACGAAATGAGTTGCGAAGAATTGTTCATCACGTTTTTAGTTTTATTTTTTTTCTTTGGCCTTGGCGCTGCCATCGTGGAAAGCCTTCCGAGGCGCAAAAAACCAATGGCAACGAGGAATAAAAAATGATTTCGATTAAAAGTTATACAGTAGTTTTGGCTGACGGTACAACGGGTGCCTTTTCAACATGCTTTTTGAGCGTCGATCAGCTAATTGGAAAAAGGGTCAACATCAGAACAAAAGATAAAAATGGCAAGTTGTGCGAGAAGCGCGGTGAGCTGGCCGAAATACTTGAGGAGTGGAACTAATGAATATTGATTGCATTTATTCAAAAACAGAACAAATGATTGCCAGATCGGTCAGGAATGAAATCGCAGTAGAGACCTACTCAGTTGATGAGATGATTGACTGGGAAATCTACTGTTCAAACGCCGACAACGGCTTTGGCGGAGACATCACCACCGGAAAGCGATTGCCAACACTAGCGGAATGGGTCAATCGCAAATAACGCAATCTTCTTCTGAGATGCACCTCTGAGCGTAAGGCGTGAGGTGTGTCTCAGCAATGACTTGATCAGCCAGGTGATCAATTAAGTCATCAATCGTGTCTCTGGCCCGCTCAAGGTGATTGCAGTCACCTGTCATCTGATACCTGGCAATCGACTTCAATACCGCATCAATCACCAGATCGTTTTCTTGGCTACTCATCATTGTCTCCAACGCTTCTGTTTCTTGCAAATGCCTCTTCTTTCAGTTCGGACTCAATCAGCATGTCAATGTAATGACGCGCTTTTCTCAAATCCTCGATGCCATTTTTACTCTTATATCTGCAAACATACTTAATAATATTTCCAGCTATATATCCTAACCCATTGATGTGTATGAATTCTACTGGTTGAATTTTGAACGACTTGTAGTGATTCCCGCCGACCTGACTATCAAAGGCTCCCATTATTCAATCTCCAAAACATTGTCATATTGTCTGGCCATCTTGATGCCGCAGACGTTCCTGGCCACGATCCCGTCGCGCTTACTCATAATGATTGACTGCATTTCTCTCGCAGCACCATAGCCTGAGTCGCTATGCCACTGATCTGGCGGGGGCAAAATACCGAAAGATTCAAAAAGGCACATTCCAATCTCTTCTGCTGTCTTGTGATGAATATGGCCGGTCCAAAAGTACACGAATTCCGATTGCCCAAGCTCCACTCGCTTGTCGCGGGTCATGGCCTCGTAAATTCGATTGCGGTTGATCCTGTCGCCGTGATGGATGCCTATCAAACTTTTACCATGCTGGATGTAGACAAATTTGCTCGTATTAGGCATTACCTGAACCCTTGGCTCATGGTGCCACCTGGCTGAAACGATTTCATTGAAGTAGACGGCAGCGTCTGGATCGTGATTTCCACGAGCGTTGACAATGATGACTTTCGGGAATTTTTCGAGCATGATCTTGACAATAGCGACGATCAGGGTCTTTGCCGCTGCAAGCACATGCGCCAACCGTCCATCGACATCAAGCTGGGCTGATGAAGCTGGGGTTCTATTCGTGCTGTCATTCGCGTGGAACCAATCTCCCAAATTGATCAGGTAACCTGTCTCACATGATGGGGCAGCAGCAATCAAGTGCCTGAAGGCGTTGTGGAGGTCGTTAATACCGATTCTGGTGTCATGGTCATCGTGACCAGTGGCCTTGCCCCAAGCTCTCATCCCAATGTGGGCATCGCCGACAACAAAAAAAGTTGCAAGGTCATCTCCGTCTGGTTTTGGTGGCTTTGGAATAGCTGGAGCCGTCGTGTTCTTCATGTCCTCGACAAGGTCGCTGACAAACTGCGTATATAACTCTCGCTGGTATTCCTTGTCGGCCTGAGTCTTGGACCACTGAATCTTGACATTGCCGTCAGCGTCATACAGTGTGCTGGTGCCTTTGAGTATCTGACCTGGGGCTGTTGGATGGACTAGATCGTAGTCTGGCGCATAACCTCTGAGGGCGGCGTTTCGTTTGATACGCAGAAGAGTTGCATCAATGCCGCGACGTTGCAGCTTCAATGCGGTGGCAGCTTTTCTTGATGACCCATGTTCGTGGATCGATTTGATGACCCTGATTTGTTGTTCGGAATTGCAATACGGAATGTAATTTAAAATTGAATTATTCATAAGGATCGCCAAAGTAATCAGCCAGTGCTTGACCGCTAAAATAATCTGAAACAATCTTTAGCTTGCCAATTAGCTCTGAAATCGAATCAATGTCACCAGAAAATTCTCCTGGCATGTCTAGTGAATACGATTGGTTGTACTCGCAGATGCAAACAACTCCGCTAATCTTGTTGGATTCAATGTCGGCAATTCTTTGCTTTAATGTTGAGATCATTTCGGATTTGACTGGGTTTATGTCAACCACGTTGGTCATAAATTACTCAACTTTGTATTTGCCAACCAATTCTTTAAGTTGATCAATGGTGTATTTTTGTGGTAAGTGAGGCCCTTCAAGCCATTCTACAGCATCAATTCCAATTTTTTGCAATAAATTTATTCTGTAATTTATGATATTGCCCGATAAGTTGTTATTACATGGTGAACACTGAGCGTGGCAATTCAGTTCGTTAAACCTTAGCTCAGGGTGAGCGCCAACGGATTTATAGTGTCCTGCGTGAATCTGGCCCTGATGAATTCTGCCGCAACTGATGCACGGCAAACCTTTATCGCGCTCTCGTATCCAACGATTAAATTCAGTTTGTGCCTTTTTTATCCAGTAAGATTTGTCTTGATCTCGTGATGCTTTTTTCATCTGACGAGTTTCGGTCTTGTATGCCTTGTTCCTGACCTGCTGACCCCAGGCGACCATGCAATCAACCGAATTACAGGTCTTCTGGAACGACGAAAACTTGGCCTCGAATTTTTCCTTGCAAATTTTGCATTTCATCTTTTTGGCTTGTTTCGTTGTTCTTGCTGGTCTTTTTTCCGATAAAACTCCCTGATCTTTTCCAGTGGTATTTCTTTCACCGGATGGGTCAAATTCTTCCAGCCAGGGTCTCGAGGAGTGCTCACTTGCACAACCCAAATTCTGCCGGGTTAGTTAGCTGAACCCCGAGACCAGATAGGTGTAACTGCACCGCATCCAAAAATTCCATATGTTGCTTGACGGTCATGGCGCTGGTGACCGGAAAGTCAAAAGGCTCAACCATCAGTTCGAGTTTTTGCTCATAACTCATCGGTTTAATCAATCGGTCATATTTTTCTCGATACTCTTCACTGTCGCGACGAAGGATTGGAATCCCAAAGTGAAGTTTGCAATACGCTCGAATTTCCCATGCTTTTTGATCGGACTGCCTTTCGCCGTCAGCAAACCACCTGTACTGAAGCCGGTTTTGCTGTGTGGTCCTGTCGGTTGATACCTCACGGATCACAACCTCAAGCGGTGAATCAATATCCCATGCCTGGATGAAGCGCATCACGCCAGATCGCTCGTCATCGTTCTTGACGATGAAGTAAACCTCTTTGGCCTTCATGCGTCTGACTCCATCTTGAAGGACGAATCCCATCTTTGTCTCGCCAAGCATTTGCCTGGGACAAAGGATTCCCAAAAATCTCGAATCGCATTTGTCTGCATTGTTTTGCTTTTTATCGCTTGGTCAAGGGTAATTTTTTTCGGAGCGTGACGTTTTTCGGATATGTTTTTTGACGAAACAATCGCGCACTTTCTAGTGCAGTTCTTTTGCTTTGAGTGTCTAGCCTGGTATTGGTTGCGGCAAGTTGGACATACTTTAATGATCATTTATTCCCCCCGAAATTGTGGTAATAGCGCAGCTCTCGCTGATACGTTTTCAAATTTTCCCTTTGTGGTTTCAATTGGCCTTGCTGGTATTTCTTGCGGAATGTTATCTAGCTTGGCCGCGTCAGCTATCAGCTTGTCTGTATGCCAGGACATTGGCTTGCGATTCTGGCATACCTCAACGTGGTGTTGACTGATCTCAATCGACAGGCATCTGTTGCAAATTCTGGCGCCCATTAGTTCAGCCTCTGCATTGATGGCTTGTATTCGATGCCGTTCGCTGGCGACTCAATAACCTCTGCAAAATCCTTGGCCTTAAACTCAAGGTCTCGATGCGTCAGGCTGCAGATATGCTTCCACCCGCCGATCTTGGCTATTGCTTCTGCGATTTGCGGAGATACTCTTGGCTCACCATAGCTGCCAGTCTGCCTGATCTCTTTCAAAACGCGTCCCCATGAGTCAACTGACCTTTGCTTGGCGCTGCCTTCGATAAGGGCAATTACTTGACTGACCTTGGGAAACCATTCGCTGGACCGGATGTGGTCCCTGAAGGCCTGACGAAGAGCGTCAGCAGGGTATTGACTGAGCATGTCGTAATACGCTGACATCTGGCCCTTTTCAACCTTGGTTGAGTAAGCGTTACCGGCCTCGACCATCAGCACCAAAAAATCCTGTTTTGAGATCATGCCTGTGACTCCAGCCATTGCTTGGCGGTTTGGATGTTGTTGTCGGTTATGTCCCCATACTGGCTTACAGCCCTGATTCCAGACTCCCACCGCTCACCAGACAGCCACCGTTCTGCGTGAGGGACATACTTGCCACCGTCGTCAATGAACAGCCTGTCGCTGCGTGTTCGCTGCACCAAGTCGCCAATGATCAATCCTTTGTCGGCATTGACTTTGCGCCACTCAATGTACGCCCGTTTTTTAGATCCTCGTCGATCAGAAGGATACGCCTTCCAGAATTGCTCAAACTCTGTTGAATAACACGACTTGGTTTTATCGCTCGCTGTCGAGACCTCGACGGAGTGTTTTACTTCTGTCTCTGTTTCTGTATCTGTATCTGTTTCTGTCTCTGGGGGCGTTACTGTAACGTTACTGAAACGTTTCACTGGTGTTTCTTTCTTGCCAGCCCTGTGTTTCCGCACCCTTTCGGCAGATGTGTCGCTGAGGTATTGATGTTTTGACCAACCAACTGGCTGAAAAAGATCATCAATTAAACCAACATCCATCAATCTCCGTTTCACCTCTTCAAGGTCCAAAACCTGGACCCCTAACTTAATGGCAATCATGCGCGAAAAGTTTTTGTCATCTGACTTTTCCAGCAAGCCATCAGCCTTCAGGCAGCAGATCGCGATGTAGTGCCATCGATCCTCAAAGGCCAGCATTCTCAGCTTGACGTTATCAACAGAATTTGTGTGTAACCGAAACCATTTCAGCTCAGACATCTAATTCCCCTTGTTTATCAATGCTTTACCAATCACTTGGCCGCTTCCCAAACCACCCTGTCTGCCTTGCGGATGACCATCTTATGGATAATCCCAAGATCATCTGTTTCTACAAAGACCTGATTTTTTTTAATCCAGTATTCCATTGTCGGGCGCCCGATTCCTGTCATAAAACTGATCTTGTTTAAGTTCAGCGGGGACTTGTCAACGTACTCTTTCAATCCAACTTCCATGGTGACCTCCAATTTGTGAGTGATCAGTATATATCAAAAGATTGAACAAACAAATAAAAATATTTGTATGAAACAGTTTTATTATGGATTTATTTGATGTAAGATGTCATTTCAAGTAATCGGATAGGGGAATATCAATGGAAATAACACAGCAGGAAGTTAGCAAAATTTTACAAGACATCGACGATTGCGTGTTTCATCTTCGCAAATATGCGGAATTGTCCCATGTGCCACAGCATTTGGCACATGATATCAGCGTGATGTCCACTATGATTAGCGTTTTAGCCGGTGAAATGGAAGATCATTTTGACGATTACGGCGACCGAATAATTGAAGAAGAAGACCCAAACTTTGGTTTCAATGAAGTCATGGATTTAGAAATTATGGGCATGTTGCAGTCCATGAGAATCAGATGATGACCAATTTTATGGAAAATCTCAAAAACCGAAAGATTGAAAGGTCGTATCAGGCCAGTTATGCGCTGATGGATATCAGCAAGCATGTACACGGATTGTACAGGCTGGTTGAGTGCAGTCACAAGAAGGTGACCGATGAAGAGCTGAATGAGATTTTAGAGATGGCTCGCAGAGCTTTAAAAATTTATCAACGAGTGGAAGGGGAAGACAAATGGAAAATTTAGTTGTAATCAAAGAGTCATTAGCCAAACGAATTATAGATGCTGGTCTTGATTGTGTGCAGGTCAAGTATGCTGTACCGGCAAAAATCGCGGCGCTGTTTGAGGTAATGCCCGAAAAGGCAACATCTGAAAAAGCGAAGGTTGAGCGTAAATTTAAACCTCGAAAAAAGGCAAACGTTTACAACTTTGTGCTGAACTTTAATGCGAAAAAGTATTTGTCTCGAATGACTCCGGGGTCTACAAATCAAATTGCTGCAGATATTTTATGTTCAAGCCTGATGCCGATGGAGGAGATCAAAAAGGATCAGGTTCTGTCTATTTGGCAGTCTGCTGGGATAAAGCCAGAGTTTCTGAAGTATGGGACGGGGCAAATGCTAAAGGCTGGAATCTTGGTGGCAAAGGTTCCAACCGAGTCAAAATCAACACCATCAAACGGTGATTTATTATGAGCGCGTTTGCAAAGCTGTCAAGAATCGACGTATCCAAGCATGTCGAGAAGAAGGGCCAACTCAGTTATCTGTCATGGGCTTGGGCATGGGGAGTTCTGATGGAGCATTACCCTGATTCAAATTACACTTTTGGCGACAATGAAATTCACGCTGATGGTAGCGTTACGGTTCATTGCTCATTAACCGTAGATGGCATCACAAGGGCTATGTGGCTTCCTGTTATGGATAACCGTAACAAGTCTGTACAGAATCCGACCAGCAGGGATATCAGCGACGCCAAGATGCGGTGCTTAGTCAAGGCTATTGCCATGCACGGGCTAGGTCATTACATCTACGCTGGCGAAGACTTGCCAAGGTCTGAGTCAATCAGCCAGGAAGAGTTGAAGGCATTATCCGACATGATTGAGGTGACTGAAACCGATACGGACAGGCTGCTGAAGCATTTCAAGGTTGAATCGCTGCAAGCTATGGATTCCTCGCAATGTCGGCAAGCAATGACGATGCTCAAGCACAAGGTGAAAGAATGAGTAGATTAGAGGATGATTTGGAGAGTTTTCTTGAGGCAACGCAAGATCCTGCTGCATGGCTTATGGTTTTTGCTGCTAAGGATGAGATTGAGCGGTTGAACCGTGAACTTAAACTGGCACAAGCAGGCTGGCGCAAGGGTGATGCTGATGAGTTTTTGGAAGCAAGCCAAAACGCCAATAACGCATTGGAAATAAAGGAGTGATCATCCACAATGTCGAGCAAGGCACCCCAGAGTGGTTCAGGCTGCGGATGGGAGTGCCTACAGCCTCGCGGTTTGGTGAGGTCTACACGGCAACAGGGAAGGCGAGCGCGAGCGCAGAGAATTATATGTACTCGCTGTTGGCTGAGATTGTTTCCAATGAGCCTGGGGAGTCTTTCAGCAATGCCGCAACGGAATGGGGTCATGAGATGGAGCCTATAGCTGTGTCTGCGTATGAGATGCTGGAAGGCCGGTCTATGGAGGTGATAGGGTTCGTCACGAACGATGATGGAACCATTGGGTGCTCGCCTGATCGAATGAACCTTGAAATCAAATGCCCATCACTGAAGACTCATTTGAAGTACCTGGTTGACGGGAAGTGTCCGACAAAATACATTCCGCAGGTTCAAGGCTGTATGTGG